CTGGAATCCAGCCAGCAGCTAACACGGGTTTGGCAAAATTGCCGTTCAGTTTTTCAATCAATCTTTTTATCATAATTATTAAGTTTTGTATTTCAATTAAACATTTGGTTCGGCAACTTCGCCAAGCCCGAAACCGTTAGCGGTAATGCTAAAAACCGCATCGCTGACAGGCAATCTCATAATATTTAGGCTCTTTTTCAATACCGATAAATTTGCGGTTAAGTTCTTTTGCTGCTAAACAAGTTGTTCCTGAACCCATAGTGTTATCCAAAACAACATCATTTTCATCTGTGTAAGTGGATATTAAATATTTCATCAATTCTTTTGGTTTTTGCGTTGGGTGTAAGCCCTGTTCAACCCCTATTTCGATTATTTGTCTTGGGTAATTTGTAAATTCTTGAACAAATGTATCTGTTTTAAAAGCACCGCCATTTATTGCAGTAATATTGTTTTGCTTTATTTTCTTTGTCGAATTACTAATTATCCTATTACATTTTTCTAATCCCTGTGGGTTATATTTTGGCAATGATTTATAAAAAACAGAGATAGTTTCAACATCTTTTAAAGGCATTTTTTTAGCATTAGCGAACCCAACAGGTTTTGACTTTTTCCAATACCAATCATACTTGTAAAGTTTAGTATTACTCATAATTAAAGCACTTGTAAATGGTTGTTGAGCAGTCAAAACTATTGCACCGTTATCGGTAATTATCCTTTCATATTCTTGCCAAAGTTTATCAAACGGCAATACACTGTCCCATTTACAGGCAGTCGTTCCATAGGGCAAATCTGCTAAAATAAGATTAACCGACTTATCAGGGATAAGAGGCATAATCTCCAAGCAATCCCCTTGAAATAAAGCACTACCGCTAACATCGGCTATATGCAATAGCGGTGTTTGTGCGTTCTTTAACATTTGTTCTACTATCATCATTTGTTCTATATTTAAAGTTTTGTGTTTCAAATCCGCTACTGCATATAGCCGTAGCCGTTATCGGCAACCTTAAAAGAGCGTACCTGCATCATTTGTTCGTTGCTTTATAATGTCAATGTATTTACTTTCGATTTCAAAAGCAATACAGTTTCGTTTTAGTTCTTTGCATCCAACAATTTCAGAGCCACTTCCAGCAAAAGGAATTAAAACATTATCGTTTTCATTGCTACTTGCTTTAATTATTCTTTGGCAAATATCCTGTGGTTTTTGTGTTGGGTGTCCATATCTTACTTTGTCGGGTGTAAAATCCCAAACATCGGTTTGTCCTGTTGGTAGGTTAAAAGCAAATCTTCCTTTTTCAAAGTCTTGTTTTATTTTTGAGAATGGGGTATTAAACAAACCTGTTTTATTTTGCAATATATTGTAAACTTCTTCTGTTGGGATTTTCCATTGGGTTTTTTTTGTAATGTAATGATAAGTACATCCAGTTCTATTGTTTGTAATAAGCAAACTAATTTCTTCGTTTGTAAGTCCTGTTTTTTTGTATTCGTTTTTAAAATACAGTCTTAAATCTTCATTTATGTGATCCATTTTTTGCTTAGTGTAAAACAATAAGTATTCACTTGCTGTCGGAAACATTCTTAATTTATCGCTTGTTCGTCCTGCAATACTTTTCAATCCTTTGTTTAGGGTTATGTTTTGCCTAAAATTCAATTGCTTATCAAATATCAACACTTTTTGTTTGCTCAAAATATCAAAATTCCCATAACAATAAAAAGAGCCTGTATCTTTCAAAACTCTTACACATTCAGAAAACCAAAGTTTGCACCAATCCAAATATTCCGCTTCTGTTTTCCATTGCTTATCCCAACTTTCATTTATTGCTTTGTAATATGGAGGGTCTGCAATTATTAAATCTTGGCTTTTGTTCGGTATGTTTTTAAATCCCTCTAATACATCAATCTGATAAAGAGAAAGAAAAGGCAGCCGATAACACGTGCTATAAGCAATAGCGGGTTCGTCTGTAATTTGAAGTTTTGTATCTCGTTCTATCATTTGTAAAAATTTGAAAGTTTATCACTCGTAATCCGCTACTGCTCATAGCACCAATCGTTACAAGCAATGCAGTGCGACACCCTAAAATAGTCGGGTTTGACTTGCAAAATCTGCATAGCGTTTTTCTTGTTTGTTAAAATATTCTTCGTCTATTTCAAAGCCGACAAAGTTTAGCTTGTATTTATTGGCACTTATTCGGCTACTTCCGCTTCCTAAATGTGTATCAAGTATTTTCATTCCTTCAGTTGCATAGTTTTGAAATATCCAATCATATAATTGTATTGGTTTTTGTGTTGGGTGTATTCTATTATTGTTATCGGTTTGTATTGGCTTTCTAAATATTTTAGCCACTTTATCAAAAGAAGTCCAAGCAAATTCACACATTGCAAAACTTAAATCTTCGGGTGTTTTTTTATCCCAAATTATAAAGCATCTGGAAGGTGGTAAGTCAAAGTAATTGCCACCCCAAATAATTTGGTTTTGCGATACTCTAAAAAGTTCTGTAAAGTATTCAACCAATGGAGCTGTATTATCCCAATTTTTATTGGTGTGCTTCGTTCCCATTCCTTTACGCCTTCCCATATTCATATTTACACTAATCCCATACGGTGGGTCAACCACAGCCAAATCAAAATATTTGTCAGGATAATGTTTCATTCCCTCAATGCAATCCATAAGGTAAGCCTCCGAAAATGCACTGCTTGTAACATCGGTTTGGCAAAATTGCCGTTCTGTACTACTATTTAACATTTGTACTAAAATTTATCATTTGTTTTTCAATTAAACTTTTGGTTACGGCAACTTCGCCAAGCCGTAACCGTTAGCAGAAATGGCTACCGACACCTTAACAATGTAGCTTTTTCAACTTCATCAGCATTTTCAATTCTAAACCATTCATAAGATTTTTCAACTCGTTTGAATGTTCTTCCTAAAATATCACGTTCACTCATTACACAGATGTAATTCTCCTGCCATTGTGCATTTTCTCTTACCCAGTTTTCAAATCTTTTTCGACTACAAGATAACACCGCCACTTCTGCTAACACGGGTTTTGTGCCATTGGCGGTTTCGTTTTTCAATTTTGCTTTTGTCATATTATTTAGTTTTTGTTTTTCAATTTAACATTTGTGATTTAAGTCGCCAACGGACACAAAGCCCGAAACCGTTAAGTGCAAGCCGCTGACGTTTTTCAATGGTTGGCACATTACCTGTATTTGTTTTTTTCCTAACACACATAAAGACATTTTATGAATAATGACCCTATTATTTTAACTGTTGACACAGAAACATCCCATTACGCTTTTTTTCAAATGGCTTTTGGCTTTTGCGACTATTTTCTTTTCGACAAAGTTTTTTCTATCCAAGGCAATTTTGAAAAATCAGGTGGACAATTTGATAATTCTTTATACAACGACACAAAATCATTATTCTCGTCAGACAAAAACGAATCAGCAATAGTTACTTTTTCAAAATTAAAAATATTAATAAAGATTGTTGACTTTGTTGCTAAGACACTTTTAAACAATTCAGTGGATAATAAAATGGAACTCATATATGAAAGAGATTTAAAAAATGATAAAATTGATTACCAACAGGCAAAGGATTTTTTCTTTAGTAGTGCTACAAAGTTTTTTGACGAATTAAAAGAAAACTTTAGCGACCAACCTCATGTTTTAGAGTTTATACAAAAACTTGTGACATGGAAAAAGAAATCGTTTTGACCCACGCTTCAAAAAAAACAAATACAGCCAAGCTATTTGTTATTAATTAAGCTGTTTGCAATTCCATAAGCCAGCACTTAACATAAGGCTTTATGCAAGCGGGCTGACAGTTTAAGTCTTTCATCTATGGTGCATTTATCATCTTCATATCGGGCTGACTTGCTTCGCTTCGTCAGTATTTGTTTTTCAACTTTTTTTTAATTTATCTTCTGTATGCAAAACGGACGGTTTACAAATTCCTCCTGCATAAAGCCTCGGGACGTTATGTCGCATTTTTTTCTTTATTTTTTTTCCCACCCACCGCTACCGATTGAGCGTTTTCGATAAACATAACCTCAATATAATTAGTGAGCGAACGATGTTCTTTTTCCGCGAGTTTCTGAATTTTGGAAACAAGTTCTTCTTCAAGTTTCCAAGTGTAATTTTTCTTTGCCATTTTAATCCAATTTCATAAATGCGTTATAAAATTCTTTTGAAGAAAGTTCATAAATGTGTTGAACTCCATTACTATCAACCACGCTATAACCATTAGCCTCGTGGTCTTCATTAACACAAAATCCTTTTGGAATTTCGTTCAATTGATACAATTCTCTGGTTGCATCCGAATAGTTGTCTGCTTTAAATTCTCCATTGAAATAAAGCCCTTGTTTGTCTTTTTTGAAAGCCATTTTGATTTGATTTTAAATTGTTTGTAAAAATGCGTTAACTGATGCTTGAGTGTATTTTTTTGAAAAATGTTCTTTACGAAATTGGTTGCCAGAAGTGTTTAACCATTTTCCAAATTCAACCAATTTTTTAGCTGATTTTATTGGTGCTAAAATGTCGGCAGATGCTTCTTTATTAGCTGTTAATTTTGCTTTGCTTTCGGCTGCTTTTTGGTCTGCTTTTACTTCTTCTTTTAAAAAGAATAATTTCCATTCTTTCTCTAATTCTTTATTACCAGCTAAAATTGAAGTAACAATGTTGTTATGAAATTCGCAACGTTGTTCAGCAGCAGCCCAGCCAATGTATTGTGGCTCGTAGCTTTCAACTGTTCTTTACTAACATAGCATTGTAGTTTGATTTTGCGTTTTCGATTTGTTTTGCTGTGTATTCCATTTTTCCGTTGTTTTAATTTGATGACACAAATATATATCAGGTATATGATATACACAAACTTTTGGGCAATTATTTTTCAATTATTTTCTAAGTAATTGATTTTCAATAAGAATAATTTTTGCCCACCGCACAAAAAAATAAAAAATTACCGTGCTTCGATTGAAGTTTCGTGCTAAATAACCCATAATTAAATATTTTCTCCCACCCGATTAATACAAGTTTTGTAGTACGTTTCATTTTTCTCAATCATTATATAATTTCGGCTAAGGTTCTTTGCTGCTAATCCAGTTGTTCCACTTCCTGCGCAATTGTCTAATACCAAATCACCTTCGTTGCTAAATGTTTTTATAATTTCCTCAATCAGCTTTAGTGGTTTTTGTGTTGGGTGTAAAGCACTCTTTTGTTTATCAGTGGCAAACTTCCAAACACTTTTCGGGTATCGCTCTGTGCTGTCGTATGTACTCAATCCATATTCTCCATAGTTTGTAGTTTTTTTGCTGTCCCTTTTATGGTGTGCTGTGCTTACTTTTCTTTCGTGTCCAGTTGTTTTTTGTGGGTTATAAGCTGGTAAGTGTTTATAAAAAACAAGTATATCTTCGTGGCTTCTTAATGGCATCTTCTTAGAGTTTAAATGTCCAGTTGGTGTAGTTTTCTCCCAAATCAAATTGTATCGGTGTAATTTATCATTTGAAAGCATCAACCTTGCAGAAAATTTATCCTGTCCAAAAAGAACTATTGCACCATTGGTTTTGGTTACTCTTTCATATTCGCCCCACAACATCTTCAGGTTAATCACGCTATCCCATTTGTTTTTAGTAACACCATAAGGCAGGTCGCAAATAATCAAATCAATAGTCGCATCATCAATTAGTTTCATTACCTCAAGGCAATCTCCAAAATATGTTTTATTTATCTCCATTTTTACTCTCTAAAAATTTTATGTAATCAAGTAGCTCTAAGTAAGAGAAAAATAATATAGCCTCACTTTTATTTTCAAATGTATTTGGCTCTACATATTCTCCTGTTTCTATCACGTTTTTAGGTTTTTCCATCGCTCAAAATATTTAATTATTACTGCTGTTCTTCAATTCAAATTTTGTGCTGTAAATCCGCCCATACTAAGGCATAACAGCACCTATGTCGCAACCTTGCCGCAGGCGCAACACAAGGCTGCGCATAGCTGCAAAACGTTAGTGGCAAGCGTAGGACGACCCAAACGAGCCGACCTATACACCACAAAATTTAATCTTCGACTAACTCATAAGTCATTTCAAATATATCCGGCTTACATGGATAAAATTCACCTTTCACACCCTTTATAATAAAGTCGCCTACTGTGGCTCTCATTTCGCCTTCAAGAGTTTGGATATAAATATCCGTTCCATTGTGCCAAGCATTAGGTTTGTCTTTACCTTGATTTGCCCAGTTGCAAATAGCATCCATTGTAGGACTGCCAACTTCATTGTTTGTAGTGAATTGTTTTGCTTCAATTACCACAGGCTTTTTTCTATACTTTGCCATTTTTATAATAATTGGTAGTGTTTTTGAGTACAAATCAAATAGCGATTTAAATAATTCTTTTCTAATAGGGTCATTTAAAATAGCCTCTCTTTGCTTTTGATAATATTTATTCTCTTCCATCCTCTTATTTACTTACCGGTTTCTCATATTCTCGTAGCATCAGATCAATTCGCCTGATGATTTCGGCTTTATGCTTCTTTGGTATTAACCTGCCGTGATAGCGCACTAATTCGCAGCCGTATGGGTTGTTGTGTTTTTTAGGCATGGGTGGTTAACGAACAAGATAATGTAAAATAACTTTTTTGCTTCCTTCCTTATTAGTTTCGCGCTGCTTAACTCTCGCAAAAGAGTATTTTCCATCACAAGTTAAGTGAAAGTTTTTACTCTCACCATGAAAGCGATTCTTTTGCTTGATCTGTCTTCGTTGCCTCCTGTTTGGTGAATTATGTAAGTAATTTCCTTTAATTGGGTTGGCTAATAGCCCATCATCGCTATAAGTTTTTACATACGGGGTGTTGATTTCTATCATATCTTTATGTTTTTAATTTCCCTGCAAACATACGCACAAAATACGTATCTGATACGTATGGATGAAAATAAAAGTTTTGTCCGTGAGTGTCAAATAGTTAGGAAATAATTGTAAAATATATTTGGTATATACGTATATCTGATATATACTTGCAGAAATATTTAATGCATGAAACGCAAACGCAAATTAATTGATCTTGACCCCGAAGTGATTAAAACACTGTCATTCGAGGCAATTGAGAACAGTACCACGTTCAAGCCATTGGCAGAATCAATATTAACCAATCACGCAAATAAGATTAAAAATAAGAGAAGGAAATGACACCAAAAGAATTAGGAAACGAAAAAGCATTCCCGCTAATTTCACCAGACGGAACGGGAGTTAATCAAGGAATGACATTACGTGAATACTTTGCAGCTAAGGCAATGCAGGGGTTAATGACAAAGGATTACGTAAAACTGCATATTGATGGTACAGGGGAAGGCGAAAGCGGATATACAAACATCCCAATGATTGCAGATATGTCCGTTCAGATTGCCGATGCTTTACTTGCTGAATTATCTAAACCACAATCAAAACCATGAAACGCAACCTCACCTCCTCCATTCGCTCCACATCTAAAAAGTTAGATCGAGCCGTAACTATTGGTGATAGTAACGCTGCGGTTATCCTATCGTATAAGTATGAGAAATTAATGGAAATATTAAGAAACAATTTAAAGAAATGAAAACAACAATTGTACACACGCCGACACAGAGGGCGTTTGATGAACTGATGGCGTTTGTGAAAAGCATGGGTAAGCGTCCCTTGCGTTCTGAACAATGGCTTCTTGAAAAACAAAAAACCTGCGTAAGGTTAACTGATGAAGAGGTAGACTCTTGTGATAAAAACTTCTACAAAACATATCATCTATACCAAGACATCCCAATAATTTCACTCAAACAATTCAAAGATCAAATGAAAACAACAACGCAAAACCCGCAGCGAAAAAGTCTGCAATTCAGAAAGAGCAAATCATTTATCAATTTATCACCACTACCAAAACAAAGTGGCAAATCATCAAGATTGGGAAGGAGTACATGACCCGTCACGTATCACCAAATGGTAATATCCTTGCCCTTAATCCAAAGCAGTTTAACCGTGTTCAGAGTGCGTTTAAGAATATTAGGGTAAATGCAGGGGCGCAGTTGATGCTCAATAAGGCTGCGAAAGTAATGAAACTGCCGCTAACCAATATTAGTTCTTATCAGAAGTGTTACCCTAAATAAATGACCGACTATATCACACTCACAGATCACACAGAGGATTCAAAGCCTATTCCTGTTAAGGTGTATTTTAACTTTAACGATGAAGATGGTGACTGCGAAATAATTTCCATAAAATACGGGCACGAGGTAATATCACCCCGTCAAATGGATGCGAAGTTGCATCCTGATCTGATTAGTGATATTGAGTCAGAAATCGAAAGGTATTCAGAGCAAAATAGGATTAAAGGAGAAATTACCCACCGCTTCCCGTAAGAAAATAGGCTTTAATCCGGCATCAGTCGTTAAGTGTCAAGGAATGCGCAACCGAGATACTAAAATAGTCGGGCGGGAAGTTTTTAAAAGAAACAAAAATAAATTCACTATAAAAAAGCAAAAAGATGTCAGAAGCACTTCAAAAACAACAACAATCGGCAGTATCGTTACTGCAACAAGACAATGTAAAAAAGAAATTTGCTGAAATTCTCGGTAATAAGTCGGCAGGTTTTATCACCTCCGTACTTTCAGCGGTCAATTCTAATGCCATGTTAAAAAACGCCACACCGAACTCGGTTTACATGGCTGCAATGATGGCAGCAGCCTTAGATTTGCCCGTAAATCAAAACCTGGGATTTGCGTACATTATTCCTTACAATTCTAAAGTAAAGGGAGAAAATGGCGAACCTGACAAATGGGTGACTGCTGCTCAATTTCAAATGGGTTATAAAGGATTCATTCAACTTGCTCAAAGATCAGGGCAGTACAAAACCATTTCAGCAGCACCGGTTTACGAAGGTCAACTAATTTCAGAAGACCCACTAAAGGGTTTTGAATTTGATTGGACGGCAAAAAAGAGCGATAAAATAATTGGTTATGCCGGATATTTTGCACTAATTAACGGCTTTGAAAAAACGCTTTACATGAGTGTTGAAGAGCTGCAAAAGCATGGTCAAAAGTATTCTAAAACTTACTCACAAACAAGCAGTAAATGGAAGACCGATTTCGAGGCAATGGCAATGAAAACGGTAATTAAACTGCTACTTTCTAAGTTTGCACCCCTTTCGGTTGACACGGTTATGCAGAAGGCTATTGTTGCAGATCAGGCGGTGATTAATGACTCCGAAACACTTGATGTAACTTACACGGATTCAACCGATGTAACCGAAGAAGAAAAGCCGGAATTAACACCCGAACAACTAAAAAAACAAACCATCATTGAACTGATTAAAACGGCAAAGGACGAGAAGGAGGTTGACAAGCAGGTAAAGCAGATACCTACCGACAAAGATGTACTTGCAGCAGCACTTGATCGTAAAACAGAATTGGAGAAAAATGCTTAAAATCAGAGCCTCAAAACTGGGTGCTATCATGACAGATAGCAAAACCAAATCAGATTCTCTCGGAGCGACCTGTCGGTCGGCTCTGAGGGATATTTGGATCGCTGAAAAATTCCATCGTATTCGTGACTTCTCCAATGTTATGATCGAAAAGGGCAATAAGAATGAAAACATAGGGATTCAAATGTTATCGCTCAAATTCCGTGATTTATTTGAAAAGAACGAGCAGCATTTTGAAAACGATTATTTCACCGGAACACCTGATATTATTGATACAGAATACCTTTATGATGTCAAGTGTTCATGGTCACTTCACACCTTTTTCGATGCTGATCTGAATAAAGATTACCACGCACAAGGTCAGGTTTATATGGAACTGACTAGCAGAAAAAAATACCGGCTTTGTTATGTTCTGACCGATACTCCTGAGAAACTGATTCAGCAGGAAATTCAGAAGATACTTTACAAATGTGCCGATCCGACATTACTACCTGACATTGAACAGGGTGTTCGATCACAGTTAACTTTTAATGATATTCCAAAGGAAAGCCGTGTTAAGGTGTTTGAATTTAATCACGATCCTGAGTTTATTAAAAAAGCCTGTGATAAAATTGACCTTTGCCGAAAAGAATATGAGAAATTTACACTTTAATCCCATGAACCTCCAACTCCAATTCCCGCCCCACACCAAAGAGCGAACTGATGAAGGTACTAACCAGGTTCAGGCACTTAGTCAAAAGTTCGCAGGGGACAATAAGAAGCTCATGGATTACTGGGAGAATACGGGTAATGAATGGATATCAAACCACCTCGCCCGTGAACTTGGGATCAGTAGTTATGTCTCCGCCCGTGTTAAGGATTTGCGGTATTTGGGAGTGGGGATTGAAACACAAAAAACAGGAAGAATAACAGAATTTAGATTGATAATTCATTAATTAATATAAACTAAAAAAACAAAAACAAACATGGAAAAGTATTTTATTGTAAGAGCAGATCGCGCTGGAGTATTCTTTGGCAAAATTAAAGAAACAAAAAGTAACGAATTAATCGTAATGACAGATGTTCGCAAAATCTTCTATTGGGACGGGGCTTGTGCTGTCGAGCAAATTAGTCAGGATGGGGTTAATAATAACAGTAAATTAACTGTTGTTATTCCAGAAATGACAATTTCAAATCCTGTTCAGGTAATTGAGTGCAGCGAAAAAGCAACTGAAAAATTAAAATCTCACAAAGCATGGAAAAAGTAGAAGAATTCCTGAAAGTTAGCTATGGCTCTGGCTATGGCTCTGCCTCTGGCTATGGATCTGGCTATGGCTCTGGCTCTGGCTCTGGCTATGGCTATGGCGCTGGCTCTGGCGATGGCGATGGCTCTGGCTCTGGCTCTGGCGATGGCTCTGGCGATGGCTCTGGCTATGGCGATGGCTCTGGCTCTGGCGATGGCTATGGCTATGGCTCTGGCTATGGCTATGGCTTATTAACCTATAATTCTAATAAAATTTATTTGATTGATGGCATTCAAACTATTATTCATTCTGTAAAAGGTAATGTCGCAAAATGTTCCATTGTTAATGCAGATTTGACACTCACAAAATGTTACGTTGCAAAAATCGGTAACTCCTTTGCTCATGGGGAATCTATTGAGAAAGCCATATCGGATGCAACCAGAAAGCATTTTTATAATTTGCCAGTTGAGCAAAAGATTGATGAGTTTCTTAATAAATTCAACAGCACAGACAAATATCCTGCTCAATTGTTCTATGATTGGCATACTACACTCACAGGAAGCTGTGATCTTGGTAAGGATGCCTTCATGAAAGAACACAGCATTTCACTGACCGACACAATGTCTGTTGCTAAATTTATTAGTCTGGCTCGTGGCAAATACGGTTCGGATGTAATTGAACAATTAGAAGAAAAGTTAAACAGTTTAGATTGAAAAAATAATGAAAAAAAGATTGAGGAAATATTAACCCACCCAAACAATAAGCCATGACCGACCAATTCTTTACCAAATCCGATATTGTAAGCGAATTACCCACTACTCAGTACATGGCAATGGTAAGTAATCAACTGGATTTATTACGTGAATACAGGGCTTCCATGACAAGGGTGTTAATGTCCGGTAAGATCAATTCGCAGTATTCGGCCATTACCAAAGAGATTTACAGGCTCAATGATGAATACATGGCTCTTTACAGAAAACTAAAATTAACAAATAGATCAATTATCCGTCCCGCCTCAGTCGAGGTAGGTGATGGGTGCTAAAAAATAGAGAGATGGCAGAACAAACTGTATTATTTCCAGAACCAATTGACATTCCAGAGGCTCACATGAAGGCATTTATCGTGTGTAATAGTTCGCCTACACAAACATTTTACTTGCTTAAAGATAAAATACTCACAAAGTACGGACATCGGAACGATTACGATTTGCAGATCATAAAACAAACCTGCAATTCATGTGATGGAACTGGTATATTCAAAAGCGACTGGAAGCCAGGAGAATCGTGTTGGTCGTGTGGTGGTGATGGGGTTTTCAGAAGGAAGAAAATAATATTGGAGAGGTGGTTGTTGAGTGGGAATTTATTTCATAAACCGCTTGGAGAATTTATTTACACGCCATTTTCCGGTATAATCAAAAACGAAATTCAGGGATATATCAGGCATGAGCCAAAAGAAGGAAACCCACAATACTGTTTGTATTATCTGATGTGGCATTATGACAGGGATATGTTTTTCAAGTATCTGACAAGTGATGTTCAGTGCTACTACAAAAGGGAAAGATTAAAATTTCAAAGGTTGCTCAGGAAGCACAATCCATTAACTGCCATAGCTGAATTTCTACAAGTAAAAAAACAGGAAACGGACGATTTACCATTTTAACCCACTATAAAATGATCCCCACAAATATCGAACACAACTTTGCAGGTCACGTTCACGAGGCAATCGGACAGGGCTTGAATACAGAAACGCTGCTGATATTAACCGGAGATCCGATTCTCGATTTCAACGCCAAGCTGCGGGATGATAAATATACAATTGAGGAGAAAAATAAAATTTATACAGCGATTGAAAGTTGGAAAAATTCGTTGGAATCTAAATAAATTGATTATCTTTGTGGTGCCGAAATACAATAACATGAAATTAACTAAAACATATCCCGACCGGGGTGGATTCAGCAAAGATGGGAGTTATTGCCCTACGGCCTTTGTTGATGAAACTCTGGTCGGGATTCATATTTTTTAGTAATGGACATTTTCAAATTAATCTCCAGGTACGTTGAATTTTGTGAGAAAAACCCGGAAACCGTAAATAATACGGCATCAGCACTTTATTTATATCTTCTAAATCTCAACAATAAACTTTCATGGCCGGATAAATTTGGGCTTCCACGTGACCACGTTATGATGGTTTTAGGTACTTCAAGCCATAAAACATTTTCAAGGGCGGTTGATTATTTGGTTCAAAATGGATTTATAAAGCAATTATCGAAGTCCCAAAATCAGTACCAAAGTAATGTTTTTGCTTTGGTAAAAAATACCACAGCTCGTTTGAAGCAAGTACCACAGCAGGTACCAGACCAAGTACCACAGCTTGATAGTAGCGAGTCATGTATAGATATACCTTTAAAGACTAGTAAAGACAATATAAATGTCAGGGTTGAAAATTTTGTTAATTACATTAACAAAACATTTGGTAAAAAATATCGTGTTACTGAAAAAGTAAAAGGGAAATTTAAGGCTCGTGTTGAAATCGACAAATACGAATCTCAGGTTTTGCAAGATGTCATTATCAGCCTAAAACAATCAACTTATCACATCGACACCAATTTTCGGTATTGCACCCCTGAATTTTGCTTAAGGGTCGATAAAATCGAAATGTATAAATCAGGTGCTATTATTCAAAACAACCATAAGAATGACTCAGACCCTCAACCACCGAAAGCCGATTATTCAGAACAAGCTGAATATTACCGAGTTCAACAATCACTTGGGAAAGTTACCACCACAGGCAGTTGATCTGGAAGAAGGTTTGATCGGTGCGCTCATCAAACACCAATACCTTCGGGAAGAAGTCGCTTACCTGAAACCGGAAAACTTTTACAAAGAGGCTAATAGGCTAATCTTCAATGCTATTGTCGAGGTTGAAATCCCTTCCCTTGAAACGGTAAGTAACTACCTGAAGCAAAAAAGCGCCATTGAATTAGTGGGCGGTTATTTTCATCTTACTAACCTGACTGACAAATCAATAAACCCTGCATCAGCTGATTGGGCTGCCAGGATTATACTTCAACAGTGGATCAGAAGGGAAGTAATCAGGGTATGCCGCCAGACCGAACAACTTGCCTTTGATGACTCTGAGGACTGCTTAAAGGTTTTCGATACGTTTGTTTCTGATATTGAACAAATTGAGTCTATATTTTCACCTGAAACAACCCAGTTCAATGTCATTTCAAAGCCTGAAAATGAACTGGAAGCCATGACTGCAGCCCGTGAGAATAAAATTCAGATGGGACTCGATACAGGTTTCCCTACTCTTGATGCTCATTTCAAGTTTAAACCGGCAAGTTTTGTTATCGTGAACGGTACCGACAATTCCGGAAAAACCACATTTGTGATTCTCATGGCAGTAGTTTCTAACAGGTTACACGGATGGAAATGGATTTTAGCCTGTATGGAAAATCAGGAATCCCATGTAAGAATCGAAACCATTCAACTGGCAACCGGAAAACCAATTAGTCACCTAACACCCTCAGAATACGACTATTGGTACAATTGGAGCGTTGAAAACTTTACAATCCTTGTTATTACCGATCAGATCACGGCAGAACGGTTGATGAGGGTTGCTCAGAAAATCATTCAATCCAAGCCACATCAGGGATTTTTGATTGACCCTTACAATGCGCTTGACCTTGATGTTAAAAATCAATTTCAATCGACCCACGACTACCATTACAGAATAACGGGTCTAATGCGCAATTTTATCAAAAGGAATGGTTGTAGTATATGGCTCAACACTCACGCCGTTACAGACGCTCTTAGACGCCTTCACAAGCAAGGAAATTATGAAGGATTCCCCATGCCACCGGAAAAGGCAGATGTGGAGGGCGGTGGAAAGTTTGCAAACAGAGCCGATGACTTCCTGACAATTCACCGATATAACCAACATCCCACCGAATTTAATATCACTCAGGTTCATGTTCGAAAAATTAAAGTTACCCAGACAGGAGGCAGACCAACACCTAAAGATGAACCAGTTAAGTTAATTATTCCAAAAGGTTTTTTGACGTTCTTTGATGCTGCAACCGGATCAACGCCATTACTTCCTAACAGGATTCAACCCGTATTCTCACCTATCCCACCAAAATTTAATCAACAAGCCGATGACGAACCCTCTTTCTAAACCTGAATTTTACTCAATTGAATTGCCGGTTAAACACTTCCAAGTTCCGGAACTTTTGGAGTTTATAAATTTGTTGGGTGCCGAAATCGCCATAATCGGAACCGAAAACATTACGGTAAAGACTGAAAATAAGGAAATTATAGAGGCATTAAAGAAGCTAAAAGAAAAAAGAATTTCAGAAAACATCTTAAATAAATTCTATTAATAACACCTAACTAATTGATTATGAATTACCTAACTGACAATGAAGTAGCTGCAATTATGCTACTTGCAACCGGCATCTTTCTAATTTGCATTGCTGCAGTCGGAGCATTGGTTTGGTACTCACACCATAACCGAACGGATTATCAGGATAATTCAACCGACAATCTGCCTGACACAATTCTTGATAAGTGGACTGATAACGAAAAAACTGGATATTAACATGAAAAAATGGATTATTAGAACCTTTGGTTTAAAAGGCTCATGGAAATGGGCTAAAAAGCAAATGATGAAAGGCGAGATTATTCGCTGTAAACATT